ATAAGCAATCTTGACAGTCTTGAACAAAGCGTCAAGTCGTTCAAGAGCAAACTTGAGTACGGCGAGTTGAGCGTCACGGATTACACAGTCATGGCGGAGTATCAGAACCTCCTTCTTCAGATGGGGTCACTCAGTTGGTACTGCACGGCATACGCAAAAGAGCAGGTGCTAACAGAAGAGCGCATCGCTCAAGATTTGGGAGTGGCGTAATGAAGTATCATAAGCATTTCAAAAACATCAATGATGTTACGGTAAAACGAAGCAAGATTCTGCTTGATGGCTGGAGTCAAAAAAGCGAACAACAGCGGTGGGAGGCAATACGCCTTTGGACCATTATGGTCAGCGTTGACCGTGGAATGGAATGTCCTAAGTTGATGATAAATCCGTCTGCTGGGTACGGCTATTACAGCCAAAGGCATAACGAAATCCACATGTCAAAGCCATCTATCGTGACTCTGTTCCACGAGTTCCGACATGCGATGCAATACCAAGGCAAGGCAGGAACTTGGCGAGATGAAGAGCACGACGCTAGGGGCTGGTCATTGAGTCTTTACTTCAAGATTGCCCCGAGAACGCTGAAGCGCCTTGTTGCCGAGGAAAAAGTGCTTCACATGACCGTGGCAGATTTTGCATGAATTGACATTGCGGGTTATCCGTGGTAATTTATTAGTGGAGGCAGGGGAAGCCTTCGGAAAGGAAAGTGGAAGTGCCAAGAGGACACCGAAACAATTACGACATTGACCAAGTGGTCGCAATGCGTGAGCAAGGGCTTAGTTACCGCTTGATTGCCCAAATGGTTGGTGCGTCAGGAGAGTCCACCATTCGTGAGGCGATTCGCCGACACTCGGGTCAACCACCACGAGATGCGAGTCGCTCGCTAGCGGCAAGCATTGCTCTCGCCGCAAGATGGAACACCACTCGCCCAGCGGTCGGAACACGAACCTTTGGTGTTGAGATTGAGTTCCATACGGCGATTCGTGGAAATGTTGCCGACGCAGTTGGAGCGGTGGTCGGTTACCACATTCACATGACTGGCTACCACGGAAACACTTGCTACACATGCGGTGGCACTGTTAGCGGTTATCAACAGTGGAAACTGGAAACAGATTCTTCCGCTACCTTGCATATGCGTAACGCTGGTCCCCGTCCCAACAACCAAGGTGGCGAGTTGGTCTCGCCAGTTCTTAGCGGTGAAGCGGGCTTGGAAGAAGTTCGCAAGGTCATGCAGGCTCTACGAAGCGTCAACGCAAAGGTTGACCGCAAACACGGTATGCATGTTCACCTTGGTGTTGCCGACATTACTGGTGACAATCGGGCGAGACTCTTCCTCAACTACAAGCAGATGCAAAAGACATTGTTCAAACTGGTTGCCAGTTACCGTCACCACAACACTTACTGCAATCCCGTGCCTGCGAATCGCCTAGATGAGTGGGCAGATAACTCACGCTACGGCAGAGGACTTATCGGTTATCACACCGATGCCATGAATGTTGACAACATCCGCCGAATCGGAACTATTGAGATGCGTATGCACCAAGGAACCCTCAACGGTAAAAAAGCAACAGAGTGGGTAAAACTACTGGTCGCTTTCTTTGATGCTTCTCTTGCTGGAGTTGTCATTGACGACAACGATGACCCAATCACAATTCTCAAAGACAGTGGCTACATCACAAACGCCTCGGCTGAGTGGTTAGTCCGTCGTCAAGAAACTCTCTACCCAAACGCAGTAGTCGTTTAGAAAGGAAAAATAAAATGTGCGGAATCGCAGGATTTTCAATTTCAGATAAAGACCACCGACACATCAACTGTCGCAAACTTGCCAAGGCACTTGCTCGTCAGATTGAGCGCCGAGGCACCGATGCGACTGGCGTTGCTTGGACACAAACAGACCCCGACGGTTCGCTCGGTGTTTGGTACATGAAAGATGCAATCTCAGCATCAATGTTCATGGACAGCATGGACCAAATTGCTATGCACACTCGTTCAGCAATCATCCACACTCGGTACGCCACAAAAGGTAGCCCCGAGAACAACGACAACAATCACCCGATTATTGTCGGCGACACAATCGGTATTCACAATGGCGGTATTCGCAACGATGACCGAATCATTGCCGAAGTTGGCACGGGGCGTACTGGTCAGGTTGACACCGAAGCAATCTTCAGACTGATTGATGCGAGTGATGACCCAACGCAAGAACTGCACCGACTAGAGGGTTCGGCGGCGATTGCTTGGTTCAACATTGAAGAGCCAACGGTTCTCAATGTTGGTCGCTTACGCCAAAGCCCATTGTGGATTGGAGCCACACCGAACGGTTCAATGGTGTTTGCCTCAACAGAGCAGATGTTACGCACCGCATCGGCGCAGGCAGGTGTCAAACTATCGGTAGTGAAAGAAATCCCCGAGGGTTTATTCATGCAGTACCGCAATGGTGCCGTTATTGATGTTCAAACAACAAAGGAAGGAGCAACAGTATGATTCAAATAACTTTTGACAAGAAGCACATTTACACATGTGATTCCGCCACGGATTTTCTTGAACTTTATGCAACACTAAACTATGTAACGCTTTCTCCCCCGTTGGTAAATGTGGAGGGCGCTAGACATCTTTTAGCCTTCCGAGCGTTCACTGAACACTTCGGGGAATTGGACTTGTCACTGTCAGATGAAGATTTTGTTCTTCAAGCCGCCAGCGTTGGCATGTTCAGTGTGGAGAAACTAAATGGATTGGAAAAGTCGTGCTGCTTGTCGGGGGATGGGTCCAAACCTTTTTTACGGTCCGTTTGACGAATCATCGTCTGACCGAATAAAACGAGAAGCCGAAGCAAAGATGATTTGCCGACAATGTGATGTTGTCGGCGATTGTCTTGTTGCGGGTCAATCCGAAGAAGGCATTTGGGGTGGCATGACTGACGCCGACCGTCGGCGAGCCACTCAGCGTTCTCGTTATTCACCCGTTCGTTCTTTCACATCGGTTAGACCTTCGGCACCTGCTTCGGCAGCCGATGCGATTCAATGGACAGCGTTGGAATCTTCAGGGAAGATGATGTTGTTCCGTCGGGATTCCGAAGTTTCTTGGCATGGTTCCGAGTTCATTGTCGTCAGAGATGGAATCGTGATTGAACAAACAGAAGATTTGAACAGGGCGTACACAACATACGCTCGCTTGATAGAGTAACTGAGTCTGTCAGACAGTCAGTTCCCTCTCCTCATCGGCGTTTTCCCCTTTCCGTCGGTGAGGAGGGGCTGACACTGGAAAGGAAAAAATGGCGACCAAGAAAATCCCTGTTGTTCCATCGGCGCTTTCTCATCCTGTTGAGTTGACCGCTCTTGATGCGTTGCTTCCTCACCCAATGAATCCACGCAAAGGCAATGTTGACAAGATTGTTGAGTCCATAAAGGTCAATGGGTTTTATGGTGTGATAGTCGCTCAGAAATCCACCAAGTACATCATTGTCGGCAACCATCGTTGGCAAGCAGCCCGTCACCTAGACCTTGATGTTGTGCCAGTTATGTGGATTGACTGCACCGACGCCGAAGCAAAACGAATCATGTTGGCAGACAACCGAATGAACGATTTGGCAACATACAACAACGACAGTCTCCAAGACCTTTTGAGGTCGGTAATCTCCGAAGGCGACTTGAGGGGTACGGGCTTTGATGCGACGGACATCCAGCAATTGATTGACGATGTCAGCGACGACCCAAACGAAAAAAGAAAACGCAATCTTGAACCGTTCCACGATTGTTTCTTTTTAGTGAGATGCCCCATCACCGAGCAGGGCAAAGCAAAAGCCTTGATTGAAGAGTCATTGAGAAACATTGAGGGCGTGGAAATCGCCTCCGCTACAAACTGATGAAAAGAGTTTGGACGGAAAATAGCCACCTTGGTTCAAAGGCTCGGTTACGGGCTGAGTTCATCAGGACATTGGACAAAACTGACTTGTACATCCTTGATGCGTTTGCAGGTGATGGGCGAGTTTGGGAACGAGTTGGCGAATTGTTACCCGACCATAACATCACCTATCTCGGGATAGACAAAAAGAAATACACACGCCCCGAGGTCATTATGGGCAACAACCAAAAGGTGATGAAAGGCTTAGACCTTGAAGAGTTTGATTTGATTGACCTTGATGCGTTTGGTTTCCCGTGGGAACAATTACAAATCTGCGCTGAATTGGCTCCCAATGTTCCTGTTGCCTCCACTTGCATTTCGGTCACGCTCGGACCAACCCCGTTTCCAGTTTTGAAAGCAGCAGGGATACCAAAAGACTGGACTAACAGGGATGAGGTACCCCACAGTCTCTTCAACCGTTGGCGTTGGCGCTTTTGGGAGACCTTTTGCGCTGAGTTGGGCTACACCACCACGGATTACGAAATGCACCTTGATAAGCCTTCTGTGAAGCGGTACGAAATACTTACCCGAGATAGTTGATTCACGGCTCTACAGGCTGTAAAGTTGCACCAACCGAAAGGAACACAAATGGGAATGGACTTAGACAAAGCAACTGTTGAACAACTCTTACAAGAGCGAGACAGGGCACGATACTTGGCGGCAACACTGGAACAAGAACTGGCTACCGCTATGGAAGTCATCGGCAGACTCTCCAGCGAAATTATTGTTTTGAAAGGAAGCGAAACACAATGAACACCGAACAACCTGATAAAGAAATCAAGCACGGGCATTACAGCACTTACAGCAACCACAATTGCCGTTGTGATGCTTGCCGTCAGGCTCACAACCAGTGGCATCGGGAATACCGAGCGTCAACAAACGGGCGAGAGAGGGCTTTGCTTGCTAATCGCCGTTCACGACGGATTCAACAAGAAGCCGCTGCATGGCTCAAAAGTCATTACCCTCGGGAGTACGCCGAGATTGTCGTAACTGTCAACTCAAACATTACGGCACCATAATGTTGATGCAAAGCATTGCAGAAATCAAAAGAGCCAACGAAGCCTGTGGGCAAAGTTTTTTTGCCGACGCCGCAATGGAGTTCTTTGAATCCAAAATAGAATCACCCGTATTTTTCACGCCGACCTGTTCGTATTTCATCACAAGCGAACAAGACAGCGACGGAAAAGTGTGGCTCGGCAATCGTCGCTTCACCATCAGAATGGCTCACCCCAACGGTTGCATCACAACCGTGGGCGAGTTCGGACAATACTTCACCTACGAAGAAGCACAAAGAGCAATTTTGGATTCAATCAGAACAATCTGATTACCAATGAAAGGGAAACATGACAGAAAGATGCCAGCAATGCGAACGATTACTACACGAGTGTGAGCACCCTTACATGGTTGGTCACGACGCACCAAACTTTCAAGCCGAGCAAGTCATTGTGACGGCAAAAGAAGAATTGGAAAAAGAAATTGAAAGTCTCAAAGGGCAAATAGAGTTTTTGCACCGAACGATTGGTGCTTGGAGAAGCGACTTCAGCCGTCAAAAAGGACAAACCGACCGTTGGTTCCGAGAGGCTGACAATTACCTGAACCATTACAAGGAAGCCGAGAAGGAAAGATTGTTGTGGAGGTACCGAGCCAAAGGTCTTTACGATGCGATTATCAGCAAAGACGAAAAGATGATTGCTTTCGCAATTGAGATTTACGAGGATGACAAGTAATGGGCGCTTTTCTCGTTGAGATAATTCAAATGATGGCTGTGTTTCTATGTGGCATGTTGATTGGAGAAAAGTTTCGTGGTTAGTTTTTCATGCTCGGACTTCATCTGCGCTGCTGATTTCTTGAACCGCCGTTTAGTCACGGTTCTCCGAGAGCGAGACCAATGGAAACGCTTGGCAGAAAAATACGCTGAGTTGTGTGAGTTGGACGGTTTTGGAGATGTGAGGCGAGCCGACCATGGTGCACTGACGCAATTGTGCAAGGAAGTCAAGGAATTGAACAATGAGTCTGCTCAAGAATAACAACCGAGATTTGAAGCGAGACCGCATTTGGGTGTGGTCTTTGCCTGCTTGGATAACAACGATGCCTGACGGGTCTCATTTCAACACTTGTCCTTCTGCTGGTGTGTGCGCCAAAGCCTGTTATGCACGGAAGGGAACTTTCAGATTCAGCAATGTTCTTGCTGCCCACACAAAGAACTTGACGATGGTTTTGGATGACATGGACGCTTGGGAGCAAACAATGCGAACCGAACTTGAGCACAAAAGAATGGATGGTGCTTGGGTACGCATCCATGATGGAGGAGATTTCTTCTCTGACGAATACCTTGAAGCATGGCTACGCATCGCAAGAGCGACACCCAAGTCCACTTTCTACTGCTACACGAAGGAAGTTGTTCGTTTTAGAAACATTGTGGAACCTGATTGTCCACCGAACTTCAAGTATGTCTATTCCTACGGTGGCAAGCACGACCATTTGATTTCCGACGATGACCGTCAATGCGATGTGTTCCCTGATGAAGAATCCTTGGTTGAAGCAGGTTTTGTCAATCAGGCAGCAAGTGACTTGTTGGCTATCACAGGGGATATGAAAGTCGGTATTGTTGTCAACAATCATGTTGGGGCTGTCAAAGCCATGAAGGGATTATCTATGAAACAACAACAAGAAGCACTCAGGAAGCGGGATTAGATGTTGAACTTTCTTTTAGGATTTGTTATTGGAATCATCTCTTTGCTTGTGTTCGCTTACAAGACCGTTCAAAACGAAGTGCAATACACAGACGACGATTGGCAAAGAGAAATTGACATTGACACAGACATAGACGGGGACTGGCGTTCCCAATGGCGTTGACTTCACTGCCCGCCGATGTAGTCTTTTATTCTTTTCAAAGGTGCCACATTGACAACAAAAAATAGAACACCACGCAAATACCACCCCTACCGCAAGTTTTTTCCTGCGGCGGACCTGCTGGCATGTTTTACAAGCGACATGAATGACCGCACCATTGCCGAAGCCATAGGCACATCACGCAAAAGAGTTCACGACTTCCACAAACCCAACTACCACATAACATGGCTTGAGGCTGACCGTTATGCGATTCGTATGGGGTTGCACCCTTTGTACATTTGGGGGGATTTATGGTTGGAGGAAGTAAGCCCACTCAAGAAGCAAGAGCGTCCCCCGATTGGCTAGGTTCTAATTCCCATCTCGGAGGAATTATGAATACTCAAGACTCGCCAATTTTGCTTAGTCGTTACGAAGCCCAAATCTTGCAAGACATTTTGAGGCACATTTCTACCAGCAATCAATCGGTGGTTGACGCTACTTTTCAGATGTTTCACTCGCTTCAAACCAAACTTGATGTGCCACGCCGTTCATGCGTTTCTTGCACATCTAACGGTTCACAAACCTTATGAAAGAACTAACATACGGTTATGTTGGTCGTTGATACCATGAAATTATGGCTTCACGACACTCCAGCATTGCTCTCAACGCTTCAACCGCAGTTCAAATTACTGGCATTGAGGACACCAGTAACAGAAGAGGGATGAGTATTGTTCTCAACAACGCCCACGCAACCGCAATCATGTATGTCGGAGCAACTTCCGCAACTTCTTCTACAAACTTTGGTTTTCACTTAGACCCCAACGGAAGAATTGTGCTTTCAGGAGAGTTCACCTACACGGATAAACTGTTTGCTATCGCAAGCGCAGGAACACCATCAATCCATGTTCTAGTCATGGGTGGCTGACCTGATTCCATGCGACAACTGTGAGGTACGGTTCAACCCCGTTGTGTATAGATGGCTTTGCCCGTCCTGTGGCTGGAAGAACACATGCTGTGAGGGAGAGGCGCAACTAGCCTGTAGTACACTTGCCGAGCATGGCACGACCAATCAAGTTGACCCCCAAAGTCCAAGAGACAATCTGTAAAGCAATCGCTGCTGGTAGTTATTCCGAAATTGCTGCTCGCTACGCAGGCATTGGTTCTGCGACCTTTTACAAGTGGATGGCGTTGGGTGACGGCGACAACGCAGAATCCCCGTACAAAGAGTTCAGGGAAGCGGTGGAAAACGCAAGGGCGACAGCCGAAGTGCGAAACATCGGTCTTATCCAGCAGGCAGCCAACAACGGCACATGGCAAGCAGCGGCTTGGTATTTAGAGCGAACATCGCCAGCCCGTTGGGGTCGGCGCTCCGCTCTTGAAGTTTCGGGTACCGAAGGTGGGGCAATCAGGATTGATGTTTCCATTGACGAACTTGAATCCAAAGTCGCCAAACTGCTTCCCAAAGAATGAGTCAGATAGACGCCACCACGGGGTCGCAACAATTGATGCGATACCTGTCATCAGCCGCTCCAGCCGATAGACGCAAGTTTTTTGCGGAGATGTCTCCCGAGGACAGAGTTGTTGTCGCCAATCTTCTTGACATCATGGGTGATAACCCGTGGTCTAGGTTTCGTACCGACCCCGTAGGGTTTGTGACCGAGGGCATGGGTGAAACCATTTGGTCAAAACAACGAGAAATCTTGGAGTCCGTCAGAGACAACAAGAGAACCGCTGTGCCCGCTTGTCACGGTTTGGGTAAGTCACACCTTGCAGCCCGTGCAGTGTGCTGGTGGGTCGCCTCACACCCGCCTCAGACAACCATGGTGGTAACAACCGCCACAACATTCCGACAGGTACGAAACATCTTGTGGCGTGAAATCCGACGAGTTGCTGCCCGCCACGATTTCGGTGGCGAAGTCCTGACGGTGGAATGGAAATACCAAGGGACAGTGACGGCTTTTGGTTTTGCCCCTCAAGCACACGATGAGACCGCCGTACAGGGTATTCACGCTCCTAACTTGCTAGTAGTCGTGGACGAGGCTGGAGGCTTGTCAGAGACCATCGGAAACGCCTTAGAAGGACTTATGACTGGTGACCACACCCGACTGTTGCTTCTTGGAAACCCTCCGACCGATAACGAAGATTCATGGTTTGAAAGAGCGTGTAGTAGCCCTAACTACAATGTGATTCCTGTGCCTGTGTGGGTGACGCCAAACTTCACGAATGAAGAGGTTGGCGATTGCAAATCATGCCCGCCACACATTGCAAAGCACCCGCTGTCAG